GCAGCAGTTATATTCTTAGATACAATCTGACTAACACCTACATTAACCGTAATTGTGTCAAGTGTAGTAGCACCAATAGCAACGTTTGTAAGACCGTGAACTGGATCTGTTGATCTTGGATATCTGTGTTCTGTTGCGTGATTGTCTCTTGCACAAGTTAAATTAATTGAAGAGGTCTTAATACCAATTGTATTAGTGCCTGCAACCAATCCATGATTAGACCCAAATGTCAGAACCATATTACCTGTTTCTGCATTATAAGCAGCATTTGTTGGTGTTAATTTAGCACCACTTTGAGTAACATAAATCGACTCGGCATCAGCACTTACGAAATTATGTGCATATGATCCACCAGTAAACGCAGCACCAGCTGTTGCACTTACAAATGTATGAGCATAACCTGATCTTGGATATGTATGATCAGATCCATAATTATCCTGAGAACATTGGAAGGTATAAGAATTAGTTGTTAAACCAATTGTATCTCTTGCAACCTTTATGTTATTTGGTATTGAATTTTCATATGTATGAACATAATTACCACCAGAAATAACTGAATCTGCGGATGCAGAAATAAAGATATGATCTGATTGGTTAGAAGATTTACCAACATCTAATGTAATTGTAGTATCAGTTGTAGCAACAATCTTAACTGATGTATTATAAGCAGGATCTGGGCCACTAATAGAAGTTGCTCTAGGATAGAAGTGGTTTGTAGCGTGATTATCCTGACCACAAGTAAATTTGAATGCTCTAGTTTTTAATTTTACACCATTTCCTTTTTTAAGAGAATGATTACCAATATCTACAGTCATTAATCCCGTGAAAGGATTATAAGATCCACTTGTAGGAGTATGAGTTACAATAGTAGATACACCAACAGTAACTTTGAACTGATCATCAGCAACAGTTTCTACAGGTAACCACTGTTGATGTACTGGATCTGATGCCCTTGGATAACTCTTAATGGACTTTCTACCATCCATCATACATCTGAAATTAATAGAGTCTCTTTGGAATTGAACCCTATCTCCAGTTGTTAGATTGTGATCACCATTTGTTGTGACCGTCATAATGCCAGATGCAGCATCATAAGTCGCAAAATTGGTTGTTTGAGTTAATGCACCATTCAATCCATGACGATTGGAGAACACAGTTACAATACCAGTGCTAGCAGTGTATGCAGCAGTTGTTATTGAGTAATTCTTAATTGTTGTTACACCAACATTAATGGTAATACTATTATCAGTTGTTGCACCAATACCGACACTCTTATTGCCACCAATTGGATCATCGGTACGAGGGTATGCATGTTTTGACTTATGTTCATCTCTGAAACATGTCATAACAATTGATGCAGTATTAATTCCAACTGTATCAGTCGCTTTCTTCAATGCATTTGCAGAAGAACTCTTAAAGATATGATTAGTTGTATTTGTAGAAATTCCAACAAAAACTGAGAATGTATTAATACCAACATTGTAAATTGGTAACCATTCGTTCAAATAAGGATCAGATGCTCTTGGATATGCATGATCAGTTGCATAATCATCTTCCTCACAGTTAAATGTAATCGCACCAAGATCAAATTTAACATAATCACCACTAAGGAACCCATGAGCTGTGATTGTAGGTTCTAATACACCTGTAGAAGGAGTATATGTTGCGGTTGTAATAGTGTGTGAGGTTGGAGAAGTATAAGAATGACCTGTTCCAACTGCCAATGTTAAATCACCTGTGGCAGGGTTATACCCAGCGTTAGTGATTGCTCTTTCTTGAATAGTTGATACACCGACTCTAACTTCAAAAGTATCAGTTGTTGTATCAACAATTCCCAATTCCGTGTTATATGCTGGGTCTGTTGTACGAGGATATGCATGTTCAGTAGCATAATTATCTTTCGCACACTTGAATGTTAATGCACCTTTAGATATTTCAACCTTTGTTGAAGGTCTCTTAAGTCCACCAGAAACAGCAGATGCAAATGTATGGTCATAGACACCACCAGTAATTACAGCATCTGTTCCCACTCCACTAAATGTATGTCCATAATCACCACCAGCAATTACGCCCTCAACTGCAACACCTTGGTTTGGAACAAACGAGTGTATGAAGTTTCCAAGAGTTGTTACACCAACATTAGCTGTGAATATTGTACCAGCACAACTAACAATAGGAACTGATGTATTATAGAAGGGATCTTGTGGTCTTGGATAGAAATGGTTAGTTTGGAAAGCATCTTTAGCGCATTTAAAGACGATAGAACCTTCTTTAAATTTAATACTCTCTCCAACAGTAAATCCATGAACCCTATCAAGAGAAACAGTAATAATACCAACAACAGGGTTATAATCTGCAAATCTAATGTTATATTTAACTATAGTTGAAACACCGACCTGTACTGTGATAGTTGTATCGCCTACTCCAGTAATAGGAACAGCAGTATCATAAACAGGGTCGGTAGATCTTGGATAATACTTTGTAGATGTCTGACCATCCATCTCACACTTAAATCCAAGTGAAGATGGTTTAATTTTAATACTAGAACCTGATAATAAATCATGATCACCAATAGTCATAGTCATCACACCTACAGAAGGTGTATAATCAGCATCAGTAACACTGTAATTAACAATGGTACTCATACCAACAAATACTTCAAAGTTATCTGTTGTTTTATTGGATATTGGCAACCACTGATTACTTACAGGATCAGTAGTACGTGGATATGTATGAATAGTGGAATTATTATCCATTGAACACCTAAATCCAATGGCATTATCATCAATCTTAATTTGATCACCATTGGCAAAACCATGACTAGGAACAGTTATGGTTAATATACCAACAAGAGCATTATATCTTGCAGTTGTTATTGTATGAGATGTTGGCCCTGATAATCCATGGCCAGGAACTGTTAGAACTAATGCACCAGTACTAGGAACATAATCTGCATTTGTTGGTGTAGTTGTACCAGCACCAACTATATCAATACATCCAGAAACAGTTCTTGCTGGAACGAAGGTATGAGCATAGTCACCACCAACTTTTATAGTTTTATCATCAGAACTGACAAACTTGTGTTCATAATTACCACCACTAAATGTAGAATCAGAAGCAGCAGTAATAAACTTATGAGTAAAATCTCCACCAGTTCTTAATGCACCCTCTACAGCACGAAGGAACTTGTGATTATATGCACCACCAGTAATTAAAGCACCCGAATTTGCCTTATCAAATACATGAGTGAATTGATCCTTTGGAGGAGCAAATCCAACATCAATAGTAACTGTTGTACCAGCAATACCAACAACAGGAAGTGAAGTATCGTATGCAGTAGAACGACTTCTTGGATAATAATGTTGATTTGCACCATTATCTAACTGACATGTAAATCCTAAACCAGTAAATACAACATCTTTACCCACTTTATAACCGTGAGCAGCAGATGTTGTTACGGTCATAACACCTGTAGTGTTATCATACTCGGCACTTGATATACCTAGTGCTGGATCATAATTACAAGTGAATGAGATACCAGAAAGAATGACGCAATCGTCTTCTGTCAGATTATGATTCTTTCTAGTAGTAATGGTTGCAATACCAGTACGTTCATCATATTCTACTCCACCAACATTAACTGAAGGAGCACTTGTAAACGTAACTGCAATACCACTCGCATAGACAAAATCATCAGTTTCTAATCCATGTCCTTCATAGGCAATGAAAGAACCTATCCCTGCATGATGAGTATGGATACCAGTTGTTTCTAGTTGATCTCCAATATTAACAGTGAAATTATTAGCATCTGCAACACTTCTTACACCATAATACTTCTGTGCATCAGATGGGAATGTAATATCTCCCTGACCAGTACTAAATCCAATTCCAACTAATTTAACAACACTAGATGTTGTTAATCCATGACCACTGCCAGAGGTAATTGTTGCAACACCAGATATATCATCATAATCTACCAATGTAATTGCAACTGAATTTCCAGCCTGATTACCATAAGCAGTAATGGTAGTAATACCATTTGAAGGAGTTCCATTAATGTATGAAATCGTCCTTGGTGCATAGAATCCAGTTCCACCTTCTACAATACTAAAATTGGTTATTATTCCTGCTTCTGCCCTGTTGACTACACCACCAGTTACATATTGATGTGCAAAAGTAGATACACCAACAAAAGCTTGGAAAGTATTTGTAGTTACACCTATTACATCAAATCCAACTACATTTCTACCTTCTAAAATCGCAGTATCAACACCAGCCCTTGTCAATCCACCACTAACATAAGTTAATGGTTGTGTACTTATACCAAGATTAACTAATACGTTATTGGCATCAATAACTTCAGTAATCGGATAAGCATCTTCTCTAAAGGTATATGTACTAATACCATTATAGACTTGTACTTGTGTTATTAATAGATTTCTACTTCTATTACTCCCCGTACCAATATAGTGACCACCCGTAACTCCAATAGTAGCAATTCCAGTTATATAATCATATCCAAAGGTATTAATATTCCTATTCGCAGATACAGGAGTAAATGTAAATCCTGCACCAGTTACCCTAACTCTATCATCTTTCTCAAACCCATGAGATACAGCACCAGTACTAAATGTACAGATACCTGCAATATGGTTGTAATCTGCGGTACTAATAGCAACTGCACTACCTGCTGAAGTTCCAAGATATGCAGTTAAACTCGCACCATAACCTTGAGATGATCTGACACTGATTTCTGGTAATGATCTATATCCCTGTCCTTTACCTTCTATTTGAATAAATTCAAGACTACCAGTTGATCCAACACCAACCCTTGCAGCAGCCTTAAGAGGTAAGTAATATCCAGAACCAGTTTGAAGTCCTACTTTATTGATTCTTCCTGCCCTTGGGACTCCACTTAAGAAATTGATCTTATTTGTAGCATTATCTACAATCTCAAAATCAAGTCCTGGCGTTTGTACAACATTATTGATTAAAATGAATGGATTATTGTTAATATCCACTCCAGTATTAACATTATTATAAACAGAAGTAACTATCCCGTTATTCTCTGTTAAAGTAAATTGAGTTCCTGCAATACCTGTAAATTCTAATGATATATCATCTAAAATCGTATTAGTATCAGAAGTATCAAAAGGATCCAATTTTCTGGAAAACATTCTTCCAGCAAATGAAGAACTAGTCTGAAGTCCTACTGGGCCAGTTTTACCGTATGGAGCATCACTAAAAAAGATATTATCATCTACAATATTGTAATCGCCAGAAAATACTGAATAAGCAAGACCAGCAGAACTATGACTTGTCGATAAAGTTCCAAAAGCACCCCTTTCTACAACAACTTGTGATTGTGTAGATGTACTAAAAACAGGATAATATCCAACACCTGTTTTAAAGATAATAATATCGGATATAGTACCAATACCACTAATAACAGGGAAAAATACACCTTCTACAGTAGGTGTAGTTGTACCGTCTATAGTTATTTTTGGTGGGTCAGTTTTAGCGTACCCAGATCCACCAGCTAAGACTTCTATCTGATGGACACCGTAAGTTGAGTTGAAGGATGGTTTGAATAACGCTCCCGATCCTGGCGTAGTTCTTGGCATTTATTCTACGTCCTCTATATGATGTTGATGGAACTACTGCAATATACTCTAGTAACACCAGTACCATCTCTGATAATACTAAAGGTTAAAATGTCATCATTTGCGGTTGAAGGTGGAGGATTACCACCAACCCACCTAACACCAGATGCAACTGGAGCACCATTGACGTTTACTGCATCTCCATAGGTATAACCAATTCCAGATCTATTAATAAGAGTAACCGTTGTTGCCTTGCTATTTGCACCACTAACGTTCGTGAAATCCCATGTAACAACAGAAGTTGTAAGTCCACCTAGAACAACTGATCCTTGATTTACATCAACAGTGAATGTGCCACCTGCACTTACAGTGAAATTATCACTAAAGTTACCTACTACCTTCTCTGTAATATCTGCATTAAAGTTTACTTGATCCGTTAAAGTACTAGTACCACTAACTAAAACATCACCTTGAACATCTAGTCTACAAGTTGGGGCAGTAGAACCTATTCCTGTATATGCGTTTTTATCAACAACAAATGACTTTCCATCGGTAACATCTTGATCGGATACTCGCAATCCATGTCCATTACCTTTTGCAATTGACCATATAGTAGGTCTTTCGTTTGAGAATGATGCAACTTGTAATTGTGAGGTAGGCAATGATGTGCCGATTCCCACCATACCATCAGCCTTTATCCTAAACATAGTGGTTGCATAACCAACCTCAATAGGCCCATCAGTAATTGCACCTGGCTGTTGAATAGTTATCTTACCAACATCAGCATAACTTGATGTTACAACACCAGATGTGTTGACCATTATATCGTCTGCAACACTCTTCGCAATACCTGCTGCAATTGATGTCGTTGCAATACCGCAATTTGTAGAATAACCAGCGGTAGATGCATAAGAAACAAAGCTTAAAAGGTTAGAACCGTCTCCAAACGTTTCGTATATCTCACTAAAATTACTATTAATTTTTATAGTTCCTGCCAATAGGGTATCACCCGTGCCGTCATTCGGAGCAGAACCAGTACTAATTCCCTGTTTAGACATTACTTAAAACGGTTTTTCTTTATTTATAGTTAATATGGAGGGTTATCATCGTGAGTTACTGTTGTGGTATCAGCACTAGTCACATTTGAGTTCACTCTATTAGTATCATAATAGAAATTATTATCAACAGTATTTTGTGCAAGTGCGGTTCTTGCCTGAGCAAATGTAGTATCACCAATCTGTTTGACCTTCAAATATTCATCATCTACCTTCAGAATATCTCCTTTTGTTAAAGAACCAATTCCTGCGGAAACAGTTACACCTTCATCAGATTTACCAAGAGCACTTGAAACAGTTACTTTCAGTCTTTTGTTCTTGATAGGAGTCTGAATGATATTATCGATCATAATCAATGCCTGTTTTGTTGGTTCCTGAACTTTAAGTAGATGTGTTCCAGTTCCTAAACCAATAAAGTTGAAAGGTAAAGATGTAGATAATCCAGCAACTCTGAATTTAAAATCATCAACTTTTTGAACAAATAGTTCATTAGGCATAACATTTGTACCCAACTCTGTAGGAGAAAGGAATATGTTGTCTGTTGGTGTAGATCCACCAATATATGTACCTGCGATGGATATGACATTGGTAGAAGCATATCCAGTTCCACCAGTTACAATACCAATATTAGTAACATCCAAATTACCATCTCTGGTAATGTTGAATATTGCACCTGATCCAGATCCATCATTTGTCGATGGAACATTACTGTACATAGTGGTTATACCAGTTCTTGTGCCAGTAACTTTAGTGACTGGGAATGTGAGATTGTTTGCTGGAGTAGCACCACCCAAATATGTACCAGCAATACTTACATTATCTCCAACAAAGTAACCAGATCCACCATTAATCAAAGTAACTGCTGTAGATATACACTGACCAGTAGTTTGATTGAAGTCAAACTTAACTTGGAAGTGAGCATTGCTACCTCTTGTAGAAATGCCAGGCAATCCACCATCAGGATTACCAAAACCATAAATTCGGAATTGATCGCCAGGAGGATTAGCAGTTACAGCAGTACCCGTTACAGGGCCTGGAATTTGAACGTTATATCCATTTTCAAACATTGCACTACCACCAATACCAGATGTTGTGGCAGCCATAACGATATCTTTAGTACCTGTTGTATGTGATGTAATTGCAATACCAATTTTAGATCCACCTTGAGTATCCAATGTCACTGCTTGTCCAGTCTGGAAATCATGATTCTGGATACTAATGATGTTAAGTGCTAGATCAACAACATTTCCATCAGCAGAATTATATTGTTTCTTAAAGGCAGGGACGCCGCCAGAAGTTAATTGGAACTGTTTACTTCCAACCAATGTTCCAGTTCTATCATGAGCACCATTAAATCCACTAGAAATATCATCTAAATTTAAGACCTTATTAGTCTTGTTCATAACAAAACTCTTAATTGGTCTACCTTCTGGGAAATATACCCTCTGTACAGAACCATCTGGTAGAGGATCGTCTTCCGTAACCATGGCAAAATTATCTCTTTTGCCCATATACATCTCACTATCAATATTCAAGATGAGATCGATCTTAATGTCTGCTGGTTTGACCTTCATATTGGTCGATTTTGCAATACCAACAGATACCAAATCCAGTGTTTCAGCATCCTTCTTGGAATTACTCTCTACTATAAGATCAGAGAATTCTAGGAATCCAGATGGATGGACAATAGATTTTACAGCCTCTTTCCACTTGTTATGTGGTAATTTACTCTTAATAGAATATGCAAACTTTTGATAATAGAAGTTATCTGATAATCTCTGACTGAAATCATTCAGAATACCAACATTCATATCATTCTTAGAAATCTTATCTCTAGTAACCCCAAGAGTAGTGTCAACACTAAATCTGTTAACATCTCTTACATTACCACTGAGTTTAGAAACCTGACCGTATAAAGTATCTCCAGGCAACAGTTTTCCAATAGTATCTCTAAGTCTAAGTTGACCAATATTTCCATTCCAACCATTTTCAGAAACAAATCCTTCAAATCTGGTAGATGTTACCTTTTCACCAGAGATATACTTGGCATCGTCAATAATTGTCATATTGAACTTAGCCATGTCATTGTAGTTGACAATGGAACCTAAAGTGAAATCATCATCATAAGAACCTAAAGTAACAGTTGAAATGCCAGGAGCATCATTCATACTAAAGGTAATTGTATTATTGACAGTACTTACACCAGTTACACTATAGAAAGTATAGTCATAATCAGCAGAGTTAAAATTACCTTCTCCTGCAACTAAAGATGATGGTTTTAATCTACATCCTTCAACAAATACCTTATCACCAATAGCAAATGGCAACTTAGTCTCAGTAGACGCAAATCCAGTTTTTATTGGAATATTAAACTGTGCATCCAATAACAATTCAACAGTAACAGATGTTCCTGCATGAGTTATAGCATCAATGTCATAACCATTAGAGTTATTGGTCGTAATTATGCTTAATGGTTCTTTAAATTCATAAGCATTATCAATGACTTCTACACTATCAACAGATCCACCAATTACATGTGCGGCAATTGATACGTTATCATTACCACGAACAGTAAGTTTAGGTGGTTGATTATAATTTCTACCGCCATCAACAACTTTGATTTGATCTATTCTAGCAATACCACTTATATCAACAATGGCAGGAACACTTAAGAATGGTAATAGAGTAGGATCAGTTGGATAATCAAATCCATCTTTTACTCTTTCAAGTGTGTCAATTTGACCTATTTCTGGTGAAGAAACTTTAACAATAGCATCCTGACCTTGAGTACTAGCAAAACCAATAACTTTAGGTAAAACAGTATATCCTTTGCCTGGGAAATTGATCTTAGTCTGAGAAACTGGACCCCTTGCAGTAGAAGAAGTTGTACTATATGTGATAGTACTTACACCTGTTCTGGAGATATATTTTTGAGATTCTAATGGTTTTTCTAGTAAGTTGAAAGTAAAGTTATTATCATCACTTCTTATAACCTTATGTTCATTTTTCAGAATAACATTTTTGAATGTTATGTTATTTCTTCCAGTAACATCAGTATCAGATGATCCGTATGTCTTTCTTGCATCAGAAGGAACAACAGGGGTCAAATTATAGAATGTTTTATTTGGCCATTCAATATCTGTTCTAATAACTACATTGGCATTTGCATTTCCAGAAATACCATTTCTTGTAATGTTAAATCCACTTGTACTTGAACCATAAACATCTAATCTTGAATTGAAAGTAATATCTTCAAAGAAATCCAATCTCATATCCAATAGACTGTTATCAGAAACATCAAAAGTGATAGTATTTCCTGTTGTGAACTCTAATGGTGGATTAATCTTAGCAAGATAACTCTTATTGCCTCCTTGAGACTCCGTTACAGATGTTATTGCTACGGGATTAGAAGTAACTACATCAGATTTGTATTTGCAAAGTTTGATAGACTCAGTATCTTCCCTAAGAACAAAATAAGTCTCATTATTTTCCAATCCAGTAATAGTATTTCCACTATCATAATAAACTACTTTATCACCACTCTGTAAGTCCTCATTAGCAATGTTTATTTGCGTTAAATCTGAAGAGAAACTTGTTAACCCAAATCCTACTTTAGCAGTAGTTACTTTTGCGATAACTGGGTCATATCTGAAAGAAATAGATTCCTGAGACTTAGGTAATGCATCTAATGTAATCTTATCTCCAGTTAGAAGACCATGAGCAGTCGATACTCCAACTTTTCCGTAGAATCTTTCAGCTTTCGCAGTTACTTTTGGATAATTGGTTGTAAGTGAATGTGCAAACCCAGAATTAGAAGCAGGAGTATAGAACCATATTGCATCACCAGTTGTAGGGAATCCAACAGTTGCTAATCCAATATAATTTGGTTCAAAGTTAATTGCCCAAACATCTCCGTCAGCAAGAACTACAGTACCTACTCCAGAAGTTGCACCAGCACTGGTTTTTGCCCAAACAATAGAAGTTGCACCAATACCCATATTATAGGTTAGGTTTTGACCAGTAAAGAATGTATGATCTTTAATATAAATTCTCTGTTGAGGTACAAACCTGTTTTCTATAGTTTGTGTAGCAGTAGTACTTAAACCAGTAAGAGGTATATCATAATGTGTTCCAGTAGAACCTACACCAACAGTCTGTTGTGGATTAAAGTAAGTTGTATAATTTTCAAAAGTAAACTGTGTAACTGTTGAATTACCGACTGGGAATGAGAATTTCTTTGGTTTTAATATGACATTAAATTCTCCTGCTGCATGAGTCATTGCAGCACCAACAAAATTCTCTCTGTTTACAAATAACCTAGAGAATTGTTCATCAATATTTGTAACTAAGAATGTCTCAGTTCCTATTCCAATATGATCACTTGGTTCAAAACCTCGTGTATCTGTAACGTAAATGTGGGTACTAACTCCAGTATTTGTGACATTATCTAAGAATGTAGCCAATCCAACAGTTCTACCAATAACAGTAACCTTCTGAGGCCCATTAAATTCGGTGAATTGAGATGTATCAATACCACTTAAAACAATGGTTTCTCCACTTGCAATTTCATGTGGAACTGTTGTTATACCAATAATTAAACCCTTATCCTTCCTTAACTCTGTACCAGAGAATGTAGATACACCTATTTCAACAGATTCTACATCTTTACCAAGTATTTCACTTACAACAATACTTGCTCCAGTACCATCAGTTCCTCTATTGTCTAAAGTAAGAGGATCGTCTACTTTATACCCATCACCTCTAGCAAAAATAGTTACCGAAGTTATTCCAGCATTTTCTGTTTTTCTAACTTCAAATTCTTGTTTTAAAGCATCTTTAACATCATCAATTAATTCATAATCAGAGTTACCATATGTTAGATAATATGGAGATATATTTCTAGTAAGTTTTCTAGAAGCAAGATCAATATCTTGATTGAAGAAAGTTACAAAGTTCTCTTCAATTGGAGTATCCTTAAATGAACCACCAATCAAATACGGGAACTTAGGTTTAGCAACACCACTAGAGTCAACGTCAACACTATAGAAATATGCATAAGTACCATCTGGGAACTGTGGTGTAACACAATACCTTCCACCATGTTCATCTAAGTCTCCAGAGTTATCAAAAACATAATCATTAACAAAGTATCCAAATGCAAAGCCAGGAGGTCTTAAACCTGATCTAAGACTAGTATCAAGAATATATCCACTACTTAATCTAATAATGGCACCACCAACAGCATTCTGATAACCATAAGGGCCATAAATTGGATTACCATCATAAGCATATCCCAATACTGGTGAATGAGTTGCGTTAGGCGTTTCTAAGTTACCAGAGTCAATATTATCTCCAAGTTGATATCTCAACTTCTGTGGAGGATACATTCCTATTGTTTGAAGTTGATATTCTGGGTTTGTACTTGGTTTAGTTAAGATAGAATCTTCAACACTGATAATATTTTCATTCTTATTGACTTGGTTAATTTTCCACTCTTTAACATTAGCAATAAACTTAGCAGATTTACCTCTATTTTGAAGATCTAAAGTAGTATCACTAGAAGCATATCCAACACCACCATCAAGTATTGATACACCTGTTATTCTATTATTAGTGATAATTGGTCTAATATCAGCAAAATCCCCTGTAGGACTGTAAACAATGATATCAGAGTCTTCTCTATATCCTTGACCAGAAGCAAGTATCTGAACGTCTACAATAGAACCATCAATAATGATTGGTTTCAATAATGCTTGATATACAACGGTAGATATACCAACATCAGGCCTTCTGTGGAAGTCCATAATATTAGTACAACCATAACCAATTCCACCCTCTTCTAGGTAAACACTTTCAATAGATCCTAAAACTAAAGGAGAAATATCGGGTTTAATGATAGTTGTGCTACCAATAGCTGATAAACTTTCTACGTTTACTACTATAGGTGGGTATTTTATGGTATGTTTACCACTACCCAAACTCTTAATTACAACAGTTTTATTTTTGTCATAATTCGTAAGATCTCTTAGTGTTGAAACACCAACATCACACAGTCTGAACCTATTTGAGTCAATTTTCTTAACAGCATATTGTGTAGTGGTTGAAAGACCATTAGCAACAGTCCCATCAGTAGAATACTCAACAATCTCACCATTATCAAAATTATGATCATATGCAAGAATATAATTATCGGATGTACTAATACCCGACTGCGTATCACCATTAACAGGTCTTGCTTGAATGATAATTTTCTTGTTTGAATAACCAGAACCAGATTCTTTAACGTAAATCTTGGTTATAGTGTTTTTGGCGTTAACTGAGGTGAACTTATGGAAACCAAAACTAACATTTCCTAAGTTAACAGTGTTAATTCCAATTTTAGCTTCTTCTGGAGTATTGTATAACTTAATTCTCTTCTCATTCTCCACTCCAACGAAATAAGTAGATCCACTAACAACGTTAACAATAGGAGTATTACCTCTAGCATCATAAACAACACCTTCACCAACTTCAAAGTTGTGTCTTTCTTGGAAAGTGACAGTTTCATCAGTTGTGTTGACTGAAGTACCATCTGCCTTGAAATTAGCAATAATTCTACCTTTTACAAGGTTAGACTCAAGTACAGCACCAGATCCATTGCCACCACTGACTGTTATCTTTGGTTTTTCTTGATATCCAATGCCAGGAGTAATTAACTTAACTTCTCTGAATGATCCAGAAATATTAGCATGTCCAACAGCACCAGATCCTTGTTGATCATTAATGACCAAAGGTGGGCCTGTTATAACATCATAATCCTTGCCTGGGTTAGTTACTTTTATGCTAGTAATGTTCCCGTGGAAGATCTGTTCATCAAAAACAGTAGGAGGAAACAGTTCAACACCGTTTGCCATTAATCCTACAGCTTTATTATTAACTTCTCTCTTATTCGGATCGTCAAATAATGTTTTTTCTTTAATGAATGGATACTTTCTAAGAATCTTTTGATTCTTTAGTGTTTTATTTTCCCACCCAGACTTATAAATGTACTGACCTGTAGTATTTGTTCTTAAAGCAATATACTTTTTAGCAAATACGTCAGAACCACTGAATGAAAGATAAAATTCAGTTTGGTTAATAGTAGTAATAAAGTAGATACCAGTACTAATTCCACTATTGGTAGTGTTATCCCAATAGATTTTATCTCCAGTTACATAATTGTGGTTTAATGGAGTGTTGGCAGCGGGGTCTTCTGATTTTATAGTATATGTATAGCCACCACCTAATAGAGGGGTTCCAAACCCATCTGTGACCTCTACAGAACTACTCTTAACCCATACCTTATTGTCAGTTGCAAAAATAGGGTAATTTGGTAGTCCAGATGAGGCTACATAGAAGAATTTCTCATCATGGTCAAGATAACTGTTCTGAATACCAACTGGGAAACTATCTACTCCTGCAAAGTAGTTGGAATTATGAGAAGCCTTGGTAACTGTCTTGGTAATAGTGTCTGCACCCGTTGGAACAGTACCACTAGTTTGAACAACAATAGTATTTGAATATACTTTCGATACATTCGTTGAAGCATATTCAATTTGTTTAATAGTAACGTCAACAGATTCTTGGTTTTGATTTTTTAATTTTAAAATCTCATCAATATAGAAAACACATGAATCAAAAAGTGTTATTCTGTAAGTATTGACGTTTACTTGGTTTAAAGTCGCAATACTATGACTAGAAGGAATATTATAGATCCAATTGTTGAATTTAGCACTCTCACCCATATCTTTACCGAATGAGAGCAACTTAAGACTATCGCCAAGTTGCATATTCGTAGATTTGGATGTATCTACTTGATCAATAACGTTTACAAGTCTAAAATCAAGTCTTGATGTCTGTCCATATCCAGCATATGCATATGCAAGTTTATTTTCAAGTATATCTGCACCAAAAACTAAAGAAGTACTGATACCAGTAACTCCTAAGAATTGGTTTACAGTTTTATCTGTATAACGTAAATTTAGGAAGTTTGCACCAGCTCTAGGTTTAACTAGTAGAGTACCACTTTGACCAAATCCAACTGTAGAGTCTACAACAAGAGTATCAGAATTAGCGTCAGTTAATTCCAATGCTTTTGTCTTACCAGGCACTTGGAAAGTACCATCAAATGATGTAGAGTCTAATGATACTTCGTAAAAGTCCTGTTGATTAATAGGTCTATACTCAACATTGTAGATTGAAGCACTAACAGTTCCAATACCAGCAACATCTTGATACAAGAAGTTACCAACAGTCTCTAATGGTTGACCACCAAACAAGTTTTCTACAAGAACATGTTTAGTTTTGAAATATACGTTATCAGAAGGAACTAATGTTCTTTCAATTGGTTTGATGAGTTCAATATCCTCACCATAAAGAAGTTTGAATAGGATCTGATAAGATGCATCAGTTCCTTTCGACATATAGAAGTCTTTTGCCCTTGTTAGGACATTAGTAACTGATGTTCCAGATATAAACGATCTATTCTCAAAGCCAGGAAGAAATTCTGTCTTAAACTTAGTAAAAAATGTCTGTAGAAATAAATTACTTAAATTAATTACTGTGGCACCTTGAATATGTGCCTTTGCAGAAGTTTGTGCAAAATTTAGAAATTCTGCAGCATCTTCTTTTGATATTTGATCTATTCCACTGAATCCTCTTGAACATCCATCAAATGTCGTAGCGGTTTTGGATGTATATGTAATAACCTCGTTATCAATCTTTAATAGACCATAAGTGTCTGGCCAACCAGTTGTTGATGTAACTTCTATACTAGTGTCACCTGCAAGACAAGATAAAGTAAGAGTTGTAGCTGGGATTAAAGTTTCATTATTAAAAGCACCAATTTTCCTGTACTCTGGCAGATTATTTGCCAGATCAACTACACCAGATTGATGTTCTTGGGATTGATAATATTGATTTAGAAAAGCCCCAAATAAAGGCGATTCCTGATTCAAAAACTCAGGAATCTGTGATTCTATTAAATGAGAGACTTTTACTCTTTTAATATCCGTCATTTATCTTGTATAGATTGTTTCGCTAGCATAACTAGAGGTTTTGACGTATGATGTAGCAGAGGTATTTTCACCAGATGAAATAACGTCTGGTAAAGCAGTAACTTTACTATTTGCGACATCTAATTGAAGATACAAATCTTTCAAAGCAATAACATCATTTGATTCGGGAATTGTCTCAATTTCGATAAGTCCGTTTGCAAGTGAAGTACCTGTTATATTTACCACATCTAAAATAAGCTCTCCGTGAGCATAATCAATTGTCCCAGCATCATTCTTAACGATTAGAGGTAAATTATTCACTAATTTAAAGAATACAATTTTTCCTACAGTTGTTCCAGCAGTAGGAATGTCTCCAAGATATAAAGTTCCATCAATACCACTTACAGTAAACCCTGATGAACGCACTCCATATCCGCCACACTGTTGATAGAAGGCATTTCCATAGCAAAGTTCATATGTTGCGAAAGTATTGATTTCAGGGGTTATATCCCTCCTCATCTTGACTCTAGTGATGTTAGACGTAACACCCCTTGCAGAGTCATCAATTAATCCAACAATTTTACTATATTTGAATCTACCACCAAAATCGTTAATATCTGATGATGAAGAGTATGTTGTTAACGTCTTTTTAACCGCAGTAAGCAATTCAGTAGCGTCTGAAGTTGCGTTAGTGTTATAATACACTGCCGTATCGACTTCAACGTAAAGATATTTGAGATCTATGATTTCTGGTTTAATTCCAGCAATAGAATACTGTTTTAACTGCCTAGAAATGTCATCCTTAGTAATTTGCGATAAGAATGAACCATTTTTAGGTTTTATTGAGATAAAGACCTTTCCATACTCAGGAGGATCAAGTTCTTCCCCTCCATAGGCGGTCACAGACTCAACGTTAGGATATACGAATGGAATTATACCCGAATAGTCATTGGCGGTCACGGCACGGTACTGTGACGAGTATATACGAGGTGCAAGATACTTAATTGTACTTACATCTTCAATACTGTCACCCATTTCCGCTTTTTGGGTTGTTGTAAGGAGTGAAATACCGCCAGTAATGGTAGAATCAGTATCATCCTTCAAAATTCCCACAAATGAGAAATTTCTAGCGTTATTTCCCAATGCTCCGTTAGTTACAATGTAAGTAACTTCAATAATTGCTCCAGCAGGCGGTTTTTTACCAATAATTCCGTCTCCAAAGAGGATTTCATACTGTTCATCCTCAATTTCCTGAATTAGGAACAATTTAGAGGTAGCATCAACCTGTAAAATGTTATTATAGAGCGAATAAATCTCAGAAGTCGTAGATTTGACGGTAACTCGGATAGAAGTAGTGTCAATATTCGAGTTTGGAAGAATAAATCGTTGATTTGGTTGAGAATAGTCAATTTGGAAGGTTTTTGTTAGATAAACACCCTCATAAATGGTCAAATTGTCAAATTGAGCAATATTATTCTCTCCAGTTGTAGCAATAAAGTCGTCTGGAATGGAAAATATGTAAGAACTACCCTGTTGTGTACCTAATGCACACTGTCCTGCCTTTAAAGTTACAATTTTTGTGTCATTTGTACCCAAATCTACGCTGAAATTAACAACAGCTTGTGCAGATCTAGATGATCTTGGTACATAACCAATATTTCTTGCTAGTGAAACTACATTTTCTCTCAAAGTTGCACTATCAAGGAAACATTCATTGACTGCCATGTTAGTATTATAGGCAGTAATGTATGAGTTATACGCTAGAAGGTCAATTAACGTAGAAAAGTTAGACCCCTCAAAGTCAAAATCAGAGAAATCGCTGTTTACACGAAGATAATCTTTGATTTGTGCCCTAAGATCAGCAAAGTCTAGGTTTGTAAACTGGTTAAATGACATTATATTCTAGTTGATTGAAGAACAAATTCTATATTTTGTCTTGGGTAAGATAATCCAACAATATTATAGCTAATAGCTACCGTCAATTCATTGGTATCTAAAGGATAAATCACGGATACCTTTGAACCAGAGATTCTAGGTTCAAAGTTTTCAAGTAAAAGTTGTATATCATCCTCCAGAACAATGGCAGTATCTGGATCTTGTTGTTCAAATAACGAATCTTCTAGTTCACTACCCAATAATGGGTTAAAAAACCTCTCACCAATCCTTGTTCGGACTAAATTTGTGACAGCCCTCTTAATTGCAGACTCATTTGTGAATACTCCAATGTCATCCGTCACAGGATGGCGGACAAATGATAGACTTATATCCTTAAAAGCCTGACTTTTTTGTAGTGAGATGTCAACTTTAGCCATTTTCGGTCAAATTTTGCTTTCTTTTAGCATCTTGGAGGTAATCTCCAACAACTTCACGCAATAAATTGTCCTTTTTGTCTGGTTTATCGACTAATTCCTTGAAATTAGAGCTAATATAGTCAATTTTGATATGATCGTTATGCATTTCCTTAGTAAAAAGGTATATCATATTCTATTTAGCGACAAAAAAACACCTTTAGGCAAGGAACCCAAAGGCGTTTAATGATTTTCGGTTTTTAATTACCCTGCAGCTAGTGGAGATTGAGCATTATTGTTGATTGCGGCAGACTTTTTGCGTGCTTGAGCACTTACATCATACTGCCCCTTTACACTGCCCTCCTTAAAACCAGCACTTACTACGTTATGGGGTGACTTTGTTGGGTCTGAATCTGCCATTACTACTCCTGTTTTCTTTATCTCACTCTATTTATAATTTTGAGGAAAACGCGCCGCTGTTTTACGCCGAAATTTTACTCTGGAGTTGCTCTTAACCTCTGAGGAGACACACCTTCATTGATATGAAACTCCAAACGTTCTTCTGCCTGGGCCTTGGTGAGGTGTACATCGCGTTTTTCATCGATAACACCCCAACCATTTGTCCCCAACTCCATTACTCTGTATAAACGGTCTGCCATAATTAGATTATGCGAGTTTTCTCATGGCCAACACGGATTTTTGGATCACACCAGATCTCAAATCCTGCTTCTTTCGCATCGAGACAGAAAGAAACGTCTTCTCCACACATATCCTGTACATCACCAGACTCAAAGACTTGCATCTTAGGTGCAAACCAAGGATACTTCATCTCTTTATGTTCAAATACTCCATGTTTAATGAGAAGCCAACCAAATCCTGTGTAATCAACTGTGAAAGGCTTTCTACGGCGTGAGATAGATTCAATAGTTTCATGATTCATGACTCCACCATTCTTAGCAAAGTCCTCTTCTTCTAACCAATGTGCAACCGATGTAGTCTTTCCATCTTCTGTGCAATACCAACCAGCAGCAATATCCTTTTGCATCCATACCAAACGGTAGAATTTCTCACTGTCGAAAACAATATCGGAGTCAATCCAGATTTGATAGTCGTATTTTAGTTTTCCATCCCAAGGAATTTGATCTGGGCCTCTTAAGACATTTGCGCCCAAGCACTTACAACGTGCGAAGTTGACCATTGAAGAGTAGTCTTGGGAGATTTGGATACTAGATCCGTTTTGTACGAGGTCAAAACATAGTTGAACGAATGCTTTTAAGAAGATATATGAGACTCCTCTACCAGGCAAACAGAAAACAAATGCTTTTCCTTTCGCTAATTCTTTTGCCTTCGCCAAATCAAAGTCGTCTTCGACCTTTTTAGTTTTGGGGGCGTTAGCTTTTACTGTAAATCCTTTAGCCATAACGTGTATTCAGTACATAGTAAGTATACCACGGTCAAATCATTTTGTCCATAGTAAGTGTATTATATAGTCAAGATTTCTTAACTACTTTAATTTCCTCATTTCTGAGTTCGTCATCAGGATAATGAGTAAAATATGCTCTTAAAAACTCTAATTTGTACTTGAGATCATGTTCACTGACATCTGACATGATCTCTTTATCGCCTATAAAGACGTTATAGGTATTCATCTTCCCAAACCGCCATCATATCCTCTAGATCTTTCCTTATGTTCGGATGGTACATAAGGTGATTATCGTGTTCGAGTCGGTATTGAATTGATTCATAGATCAATTCCAACTCGCTTACGTCCAGATCAATATTCATCTGCGAGTAACCATATGTCATCCTATCTATAAATTTACGTTTCTTTAGTGCTAGGATTAATTAATCCTTCACAATGATTACTATCCAGTGTAATATCACCAGCAAGAGAAATACGATAGTCTTTTGTTGTAAAATGTGGATACACTATATGGTTAATATCGCTAGGAAAGAACAACATTTTACCTTCTGCTCTCTCACTCAGTACAAAATTGCGTTTAATAAGTTGGCCACACGTATCAGGGTAAACTAAAACGAAATCTCCTGCTTCTGGTCTGAACCCTGGCTGTGCAGAACGTTCCTCTTCGTGGTCAAATGGTATCTTTAACCATACGACAAAGGTAAAAACCCCTTGATGGTCATGAATACTTTGATAATCACCGTGATTAGATGCACGACCCCAGAACCTATTGAACGCTAATTGGTGATAACGAGTCGTTTTAAGCTTAAATGGTACTCCATATTCCTTAAAATACTTCTCGGCCGCTGGCATTAAACAATTATCTTGAAAATATAAGTCATCATCATTAATAGAAAACTGTTTATCCGCTTCATTTTCTATACTATAGAGTCTATTTCCATCTCTGGCGTCCCATTTAGCGCCAGGCAAGTACTTATGAACCAGTTTCCACAGGTAATCAATTTCTTTTTGGTCTAATTCACATTGAAGTATACCGTAATTAGGTAAATCTTCTTTTTCGCATGATTTCATTTGCTTAGTCTACCTCTATACTTAGCACGACCATCCACAACTTTATCCATTTGCGCTTTACTATAGTGGCCAATATAGTAACCTTGTTTCTCTAATTGTTTTTTTGCATTATCAAGAGCTGTTAATCTTTGTACCATGACTATAGTATACATTCCATCTATTTTACATAGTAACCAAATATCTTTTCCCTGTTCATTCAGAAACGTGTTGAGTCCGTCAACGCCGCCGCCAATCATATCTTGATTTATATGATCCGCATTACTTTTTGCAACAACTAAAACAACATCATAAGTATCATCAAACTTATCACATTCTTTACTAACAGCCTCCCAATAGTCATAAGCACTAAAGTAATCATATACTTTTACATACTTAATCCTACCTTCATCAAGAGCCTTCTTTGCAAAAGGACATCGTGCTCCTTCATAGACGGTATCTGTCCCGATATGGTCTTTATCGGTTTCACC